TGATATATTTTTCAGAACCTACAATGCAAGATTGCCCAAGTACACCCTCAACGAAATTATCCCAATCATTAAAAGCATTACAAGGCTCCCAACCTTCATTAAGCACCTTTAAAATGTCATGAACAATATCCAAGTCTTTTACTTTAAATAACTCCTCCATTGTCCAATCACCTAGATTTAAATCATCTGGGTGTCCATCTACACCATTTTCAACATAGTTTCTAAATTGTGCATAACTCATTATGTGTTGTGTCATGTTTAACTCCTTTTTTGTTTTATTCAATTATTAAATTCTTTTACCATTTACTTTTCTTACTTGATTCCTGTAAGCATAAGAATCAAACCCAGCACTGCCTCCTAAAGTAAATACATAAAGTAATCCCCTTTCATTAGCATCTATATCTATTACCTCAACAGTTATGTAGTCATGCTCATAATTCAATTCTAGCTTATCACCAATTTTTATTTCCATTGTTTTTCCATGTTTTTTTATTTTATTCATAACTAAATATAATAGATAATATATATATAATGCAAGGGGTTTAGTAACCCTTACCTAACAGTTATAATCCACAAAATCCTTCTTCACACATAAATAATTCTTGCTGGTCTGCAAACTCAATTCTTTCTAATGGTACTAATGATCTATGTAAATAAAGTTTATCATCTAATCCTTTTTTGGTTGCATCTCTTATTGT